TTGAGTGACAGGGAAGGGATCATTGTAGACCTTTCCGAGTTTGCTGAACAAATTGTTGCGTATGAAGACATATCTGACCTTCTTTCGGAAGATCAAGAAAACAGGATTGTTGACTATGTTAAGTCAATGATGGACATGTCGTACAACAAGATTAGAAAGCGTTACGATCATTGGAAAGAAGCTGACAGGGCGCACGATGTTTATGTGCCAGCGAATACAACTGACTTTAGAGAAAAGGCAGTAATAGCAGACACGCGAGCTATTGCTGACACAGTTCTTACATATCTCATGGCGGCATTGGGCGGACGTAACCCAATGTTTCAGTTGGAGGGATTAAATAGAAAATCCAGAGAAGCCTCTCTCATACTAGAGCGTGTGTTGCATCAACAGATGCGCCGAACTGCTGGCGAAGCTCGTCTTGCACAAATGCTTCTTGACAGCATCAGGTATGGTTTTGCCCCAACAAAAATATCTTGGGACTCAGCAACCAATCAAAATCATTTAGTCAACTTCGATCCAAGAAGATGCTTTCCCGATCCAAGGGTTAACTGGGGTGACTGGGAAGACATGCAGTTTATTGTATTTGCAGACTATCAATCTTTTAACAGCCTGCTCAACTCTGGCCTATATCCTAAATTAAAAAAGTACCCTGCCCTTAGAAAAAAGATGTCACCGCCAAGAAACGGTTGGAACGCACACCACTGGCACAAAGAAGAAGGCAGAGGTCTAAGTATTGATCCAGCAACCCCTCATCAAAGAGAAAGAGTGGATCACGCATATTTTACATTAGGCGATGCAAGAGTTGTTGACGAGGCGTGGGTCAAGATGACGGGCGCTGAGATAGGCATACCAAGCATAGACCAAATCTTTTTTGTTATAACAATCATAGACGAAAACATATGTATAAGGTTTCAGTTAAACCCATACGGTCAGCAATTCCCAGTTGTGATCGGAGGTTTATACCAAGACAGCCACAAGACATACGGACAATCGTTATATGATTTGATATTGCCAATGCACGATATTGCAACTTACTTAATGCGTTCACGCATTGATAATATTAGTGCGGCATTAAACAATCTTATCTTTGCTGATCCTACACAGGTCAGCATCCCAGACCTAATCGACAGAAATCCTTGGGGCATTGTAAGGACGTTGCCAGGGACGAAGCCAGGGGACGGAGTATTTATAGCTCAGGTTCCTGATGTTACCGCAGGGCATTTAAGAGACATTGAGTCTATGTCATCTCTTAAACAAAGAGTTAGTGCCGCTTCTGATGCTATGCAAGGCATCCAGACAACGGATGGGATAAGAACAGCTACAGAAATACAGCGGTTAACCCAGCTAGGTTCACAACGCTTAGGTGTGCTTTCGAGAATTATGTCAGCGACAACTATCAGACCTATGGTAAGAATGATGGTTGCCAACATTCAAGACAGCTTAACGATGTCTGGTTCTATCAAAATAGACCAACAGAATATGCCTAATCAGATTGCTGGTATGGTAGAAGAGGGATACCTCGACTATGACGTTTCCAAAGATTTGCAGGGCGATATTGATTATCTTGTGATTGACGGAACATTACCTCTCGAACCCACAAGAAATGCTGAGACTTGGATTAACGTATTACAAGTAATGAATCAAACAGGACTTAGCATGGAGTACAATGCGGGTCAGATTGTTGAAGAAGCAATCAGGGCTATGGGTATAACAGACCTCGACAGATTTAGGATTGATCCAAAACAACTTCAAGAGAATGGACCAAGCCCATCCCAGCAAATGATGTTGATGGAAAAAATGCGGGGAGCAAACGTCCAAGACAACAATCAGGTCCAACAGGAAGTAGAGGCTGGAAACCTGATACCAATGTCTGAGGCAAGGAGGGCTTAATGGCTAACGAAGCTGAAAAAAATGTAAGGCCAGAAGTCGCCGCTTTTGTTAACAAGGTTCAAGACGACCTACACAAAAAGCTCGACATCTTTATGGCATCTCTTGATGAGGTAAAACAAGATTGTGAAAAGTTAAGGAACGAAGTAAGCACCTTAAAGATGGATGTAAGTGCGGCCTCAAACTCTATTGAGACAATCGCAATAAGAACAAAAGACCTTATTGATAAGCGTCTTAGCGGCAACGACGACATCAACAAAGACTTCAAGAAAGAAGTTTCAGAAATGATTGATGGCTACTCAGAGCAAGTAGCAAACTTTCAGCTTTCTGTAGACGAGATGATGTCCAAGGTTGAAAGGTATTTTCGTAAAGAAAAGTATGCAATCACCAAAGGGATGATTACAGAAATTATTAATGAGGAGAAGCTAAATGGCTGAAACAAGACCTATTGGTGAACAGTTACGGTTTATCTCCCAATTTACTGGTAATCACGTACTAGATGATTACTTAGAAGCGGCAGAGAAGGGCAACCGTACTCTAAGCGATATGCTTGGAGATATATTCGCTACGGCTGACGGTGCGTTTAGAAGCGATGTTTTCCAGTTTAGAGAAGACCCTAGCAACCCTGGGTTCTTCCAAGTTCGTGTTGGTCAGTACATAAATGCTGACACGGGCTGGACCACAATAACTTTTACTGATTTTGCACAGTATGTGGCTGATGCGCTCTCTCACAAAAACGCCGCAGAAGCCGCCAAGACAGCAACAGAAAGTGCAAGGGACGATGCTCTTCCTGTAATTAACAACATTGATAAAGTAATAGATGTTGCTGATAACATTACAGATGTAAACACGGTAGCTGGACAAGTTGTTGGCGCAAAGACATATGCGACTACTGTAGCTGGCGGAAAGTTTTATTTAGATGCTGTTTCAAATCCAGAAATAGAATTAAAGAAACAACACACCTACACGTTTGACCAAACAGACAGTACAAATGATGGACACCCCTTTGCCTTTAAAGACAGTGGTGGCAACAGTTACACAACTGGCGTTACCTATTTTCTGAATGGCGCTTCGGCAACCGAAAGCGATTACACCAACACTACAACCTTCAATGCTGGCGCGGCTACAGGAGACAGGAAGGTAGTCATTTCTATTACAGCTACCACACCATCGAGTTTGCTGTATTACTGCACCGTTCATGGAAACGGTATGGGCAATGACATAGACGTTGTTGACCACAACCTTGATCGTCTTTCAGCTATAGCTCCTAAAATTGTTATTGCGTCTGACACTGTTGCTCCAAAGATAAGCGAAGTGGATACGGTGGCTACCCATATTGGTAACGTCAACACCACAGCGACAGACATATCCAATGTTAATCTTGTGGGCGGCAGTATAGATAACGTCAACGCGGTTGGCGGGGACATAGCAAACGTCAATACCGTCAAAAATAATTTGCCAGCAATCAACACTGTATCAGGCGATATAGGTGCTGTTGGTACGGTTTCGTCAAACATCCAAGACGTAAATGACGTTGTAACAAACCTTAATGATATACAAACAACTGCGGCTAAAGTTGGTGCGGGTCAGGACATCACAGTAGTAGCTGGGGCTATCGGTTCCGTAGGAACCGTAGCCTCGAATATTTCGGCTGTTAATAACGTCAGCACAAACATGTCTAAGATTACTGAGGTCGCCAACGATCTTGTGGAATCAATATCAGAGATAGACACAGTTGCTAACTCGATAACAAATGTCGATGCTGTTGGTCAGGACATATCAAACGTAAATACAGTTGCTAATAGTGCCAACCTACAAAACATAAACACAGTCGGGTCAAACATAAATGACGTTGGAACCCTTGCTGGCATAAGTACAAAGGTATCAGCGCTTGCTGACATCGAAGACGGTACAACGGCAACAAACGCACTGTCCAATCTAAACAGCAATCTAAATGTTATTACGCCTCTTGGCTCAAACATACAGGATATTATTACCACAGCGAACAGTATTAATAGCATTAACACTGTTGCCAATACACAAAACCTATCAAACATCACCACAGTTTCGGGCGCTATTAGTAATGTAAATAACGTAGGTCAGGATATTGCTAACGTAAATTCAGTAGCCTCGATAGCTAGTGAAGTGCAAAGCGTGTCGAGTAACAACACTGACATTTCAACCGTTGCTTCAAACGTGACCAACATCGTCTTGGCTGGTCAAAATGTGGGTGTTATATCAACAGCGGCAACATACATAAATGACATCATCGAGGCTCCTAATTATGCTGACGATGCAAAAAAATATGCAACACACGGTTTAAACACAAGTTTTACAGACAGTGATGGTAATGTTGCTTTTTCTGCAAAGCATTACGCCGCTCAAGCTCAGGCAGTAGGCAACGCATTTCTTACAGTTAAGGGAGATGAAAGAACAACGGGAGATACAAATGATGTGGTTGCTAATGGAGCGGCTGACACACTAAATCTTGTTGGTCTTGGAGGTTGCAAGATAAGAACAGAAGAAGCAACCGACAATGTTTTTATAGACAGCCGAGCAGTGGCGATGGCTGTGGCGTTAGGATAGGAGAGTAAAATGGCAACATACCAATTTAAAAACGAGACACATGACGGCATAGGAACTGCTGGAACTGAAGTCTACACCGTGCCAGCCACACAAAAATCAATCGTGATTGGTTGTCAGGTTGCAAACATAACGGGGGCAAGTCTCCCTGTAGAAATACAGCTAGTCAAGACGAACAACGACATTATTCATATAGCTAAGTCAAGTCGTGTTTTGGGAGGGACGACAGAAGATTTCTTGAGTGGTAAAAAGCTAGTTATGCAGGCTGGAGAGAAATTGAAAGTGAAATCTAAAGTGGACAGCAGTTTTGACTGTGTTATTTCCGTCTTGGAGGATGTAGATTAATGGCTGAAGCTACAGGCATATATACTGGAACCGCATATTCCGATAAAACTTTTTACGGAATTAAATGTAACAACCTAACAAGCGACACAACAGTAAATATTATCAACGATGGGACGACAACAGTAGCTCTTCCAGACGATAATATACTCGACCCAGATGGCTATAAGACTTACTTCTGGTCGGCTGATACTGTCAGTTTCAGTTGGGGTGCGAATGGTCATTTATTGATGGAGTGGATATGAGCCAAATTATTGATTTAGGAAAACTTCGTTTTCATTTTGCGGGCGACTACGATGCCACAACAATGTACGAAGTTAACGACATAGTAAAATATGGTGGTAACGTCTATGTTTACACCTACGCATTAAAAGCCTCTGGCAACGTGCCGACAGACACGACTTACTGGGCGTTAATGGTTGATGGATTTAAGTTCCAATCAGTCTACGATAACAGCATTAGTTACCGACCAGGGGACGGTGTAACTCACGGTGGTAAAGTTTACATCTGTATTCTCGAAACATTAGGCAACACACCGCCGAACACAACGTACTGGAGCCTGTTTGCGGACGGTATTCAATGGGAATCTGAGTATGTAAATACAACCGCCTACCAAAAGAATGACGTTGTTTCTTACGGAGGCAACAACCTATACATAGCCAAGGTGGACACAACAGGGAACCTCCCGACAGATACAACTTACTGGGAACAGTTTATCTCAGGGATTAGCGCAGATGGAGTTTACAACGCCGCAACAGCATACTTTATAAATGATATTGTTGCTTATGGCGGAAACCTCTATATCGCAAAAGGCGATACAACAGGTAACTTACCATCTTCTACAGCGCATTGGGACGAGTTTCTTCCTGGCGTAAAGAACAGAGGAACGTATAATAACGCTACGGCTTACGCTCTAAACGATCTTGTTACATATGGTGCGTCTGTATATAGAGCCACGACAGAAACAACTGGCAATCTTCCCACAGATACATCCTACTGGACCCTGTATGTTAACGGTATAAATCCAAAAGGAACTTGGGCTACAACCACAGAATATTTACCAAATGATGTTGTAGTGTACGGCGGTAACAACTATCGAGCTTTGGTTGCACATGCTGGAACTACCTTTGCAACGGATTTAGCCGCAAACAAATGGGAAAAATTTAACGGTGGTATTGACTGGAAAGGAAACTGGTCAGCATCAGGTTATGACTACAAAGTTGATGACGTAGTTAAAAACAATGTTTCTAGCTACATTGCCCTTGAAGATCATACATCAGGAAGTACCTTTGCTACGGACCTAGCGGCTGGTAAGTGGGAGTTATTTGCCGAAGGCGGGGACTATGTTTTGCCCCCAACAACAGGCAACGCGGGTAGATTCCTTTCATCGAATGGTACAGACTACGTTTGGGATGATATATCAGTACAAAATGATACTGTTGATTATTTCCCAAGTACCATCTCGTCTAGTGCCACTTGGTCTACGGCGGGTCAGCGCTTCAGCTACGATACGCTTACTATCGCTAGCGGGGCCACTTACACCATAAGTGGAACAGGTAGTATCCACTATGTTTCAACAAATGGCCTAGTGGCCTTTCAATAAGGAGTAAAAAATGTCTAAATTAGTTGTTGAAAAGTTACAAAATAGTGGGGGTCCAGAACTTACCATCCCCACCGCAGATGGTTCTGCGAACCATGTTATGAAGACCGATGGTAGCGGAAATCTTGCTTTCGCTGACATCGCAACGCTTGGTTCGACAGGAACGCCAAGCCTTGCAAAAAATATTGGTGGTGCGTCAAGCGACTCCGACAACACTGGTAGAATCATGTGGACAGACGTTAAGGCTGGCGTAAGTACAGATGACATTATTGCGGTTCGCATTACTGGAAGAATTGTTAATGCCTCAAGCAACGTAGATGTTTATATGTACGGACAAAACTCTTCTGGTTCAAACATTACCACTGGATACTTAGGTTATGGATCGAACGATTACTATGAAGGTCAAAATGAGACAAATAACGCATCTCATAACTCAAACCAAGGTTGGATTTGGATGCCTCAGTACCAAGAGCCAGCGGCAGAAAACTATTCATATGGTGAAGGTATTATGTTTCAAATGCTTATTATCCCACAAAAGTATGGAAGTTATGGCGGTATAGAAACATCTATTTGGTATCATTACCAGCAAAGCACCAGCTACAGTTACCCTAACCACGGGTCGATACATTGGCGTAATTATAACAACAATGTTCCGCCAGACACATGGCACGGCATTAGATTTTTCCCAGCTAGTAATAGTGGGTCATTCTCTTCGCAAGCTGGAAAAGGTTCTAGAGTATTTGTTGAGTTGCTGGGTGTATAATAGAAACATAATTTGAAGGAGACACCCTTATGGCAGAGTTACATATAGACAAGTTAAGCGTTAATCGAATCAAGCATGCGGATGATTCAGAGTATTTAACTGCGGCAGATACAAACAGTAAATTCCAGCCTGGAAATTCGGTATCTGGATCAGCGCTTTATGATAACAATGGAACATTTACATTCATTGTCCCTACGGGCGTTATAAAACTTTCCGCACTTTGCATTGGTGCAGGGGGTGGCGGTCAATACAACTGGGCATCAAATGGTGGAGGAGGCGGTGGCCTTGCTTGGGCCGACGACATTGAGGTTTCGGCAGGGGATTCTATTACAATTACAGTCCCAGCTACATCAGGTATGGGCCAAAACGGTGGCACTGCTAGTTTTGGTGGTTTTATATCTGCTACAGGCGGTCAAGGTTCACAGCAACAAGCCGCAGGCGGACAGCCCCAAAGTGGTACGGTTACTGCAAATGGCGGAACAGGCGGTAAATCCTACAACAGTTCTGCTGGCGGCGGAGGCGGAGCCGCAGGCTACACAGGAGACGGCGGGAATGGTTACTACGGGGGCAGTGGTGATTTACCATATAACGGCTCTGGTGGCGGAGCCTCTGGTGGGTCAGGCTACGGATCGTCTACTTACGGGTTCTGTGGTGGCGGAGGTGTCTGGCACGAAGGAGAAGGCGCAAGCGGTACTTGGGGAAGTTTATCAAACCAAAATAGTTCGCCTCAAAACAACGGGAATAGTTTTTATAGTGATTACCGATACTCTGGCGTAGGCGGTTCAAATGGTGAACACGCTGGATTTCTTAACAATAGTTCGTCAACTTCTAATAAAGGCAGAACAATATATCACGGAGAGGGCGGTGAATTTGGCGGCGGCGGCGGTGGCGGCGGCACTAGCGTCAGCGGTAATAATAATTTTTGTCGAGGCGGTAAGGGTTGTGTAAAAGTTATGTGGTCAACCAACAATAGCTTCTCGATAGCAGATCAGTAGGAGAATTAAATGAGCGACTCAGATTTTTATTATGTATGCCTCGATGAAGATGGAGAACCAACTGATATTGTTTTACATCAGGACAATCATGCCAATCTTATCAAGGATGCGCCAGCAGGCTGGGAAAACAAAGTTTGGGCCGCTATTCTGCCAAATGTTCCAGATTTAAAGCCAAACCAACGTGCTGAACGCAAAGGGTGGTCTGCAAAAACTGATGAAAATGATGTAAGGGTTTTTTCTTGGGACTGGGAAGTAGAAACATTTAGCCCAGAAATGTGTTTAGACATGTGGGTTCGTATGCCAAGAAATCAACTCCTTGCCGCATCAGACTGGTCAGTTCTTACTGACAACCAATTAACAACGGCTACAAAAAACAAGTGGAAAACATATCGTCAAGAACTGCGAGATTTAACCACTGTTTATGCAGAGGTCGAAGACCCTGCCGATATAGTGTGGCCTAAAAGACCTGATGAGCCTGACTACGTTGATCCACCCTCAGAAGAAGAAGAAGGGGAGGGCTAATAGCGAGTAAAGTTGAAAACCTTTTTAGTACGCCAGTATTTACAACCAAGTTACAAAATTTCTATGTAGTTGAAAGAGCGGCTTACTTGGCTATGGAGTTTCACAAAAACTCCAAGCAACCTTTGTTGGTTTCTGATAAGTGGAACGAACAAGTTCGCGGTAAAAATAAGAAAGAAAAGGATGAGTTTGGCACAACATCCTTTGGGGATAACCGAACATTATTTGAAAGCAAGGAGTGGGTTCCTGTCGCTGAAGCAATCCTTGACTGTGTAGAAGAAATGCTTTCGTCTGCTTATGGCGAGCTTTCACACTTCCCAATACTCCAAACTATGTGGCTTTCCGTTTATCCAGACGGCGGGTATATCCCAGAACACGTTCACGCAAACAGTATTTTTAGTGGGGTTTTCTACGCCAAGGCAGAGCCAAATGCGGGG